ATTTCTGGGTAGCGGGTAGACTCCGCCAGAATCAGGGCTTCCACTTCTTCCAGCGGCATGCCCGTAGACTCTGCGATTTTCTTGGCCCCGGCACCGTATGCACGCTGGAACGAGAAGACCTTAGCCGTAGTGCGCTTCTTGTCCCACTCGGGGTCAGCGTCAACCCACGTGCCGTCCTCTGCCTTGTAGCCCTTGCACAGCTTGAGCACTTCGTCATAAGGCATGCCCTCTTTCTGGGACACGCGGACGCAGTGCATGTCCAAGCCTGCACGCAAGTCGAGGATCAGCTGCTCGCAGCGGGTAAGGATGGCCTGGACGTACACTTCCAGCGCAGTGAAGTCGGACTGGCAGATAACGCCGTCGGCGCCAAACCGGCTGACGAACGTGCGCTTGATCTGCGAACCCTTCTGCTTTCCGGTAAGCTCGTCGTAGCTGCCCTTGCTGATGTTTTGCAAGTTCGGATCGCTACTACTGAACCGTCCCGTGACTGTGTTCGTGTGGTTAATCCGGTGATGGATCAGACCGTGCTCGTCAACAAGCGCCAGCATACCCTTGGACTTACCCGTCTCTGGGTCGGTCACAATGTAGTACGTGCTGAGGTCCTTGGTCATAGTCTGGAGTTCAGCCATGACGGTAAGGAACGGGATACCCCGCTTGCCCAACTCTTCGATCACATCAGAAGCCGTGCTGTACACGCCGGGCGTACTGCTCTCCCACTTACGCTCAGCCCAGGTAAAGCCCGGCAGAGTGTAAGTGTCCTTACCCATACGGGACTTGGGCTTGCTGAGATCAGGGCACTTGACCTTCTTGGTCTTGATCTCTCCGGTGTTCTTGCCGCTGGCGTAGCGCACAACCCGGATGCCCAGAGTACGGGCGGCGTCTACGGGCATGAGGTCGCCAGCACCTTCGTTGCCGCGGTAGTTCTCCGCAGCTTCGCACATGACCACATCCATCTGGCTATATGCCTGATCCGGGTGGCCTTCCTCGAAGGTGTATTCTCCAGTGGTCAGCAGGTACTCACGCCTGTCGTAGCTGACAGTACCGCCAAAGATCAGCGCGGACTTCTGAATTGGGCTTGTCCACTTGAACTCGAACGGTAGGTCTTCTGGTAGGAACTTCTCAAGCTCCAGCCGCACTATGTCGATCTTCTTGCGCAGTTCTTCTGCAAGGTGTAGCGCTAGTGGCATGTCCACAAACATGCCGTTACGTTCCATTTCGATGGAGCAGATAAGGCTGCCCATGTTGAGGAACACGCTGCGCAGTTGGCCAGCTTCTTTGGCCCGTGCCAGCTGGCCAAGAGCGATGCGGCGGGTGTTGCCAATGTCGCCCTCTTGGAAGTCACCGTTCTCGTCGGGACCGCCAATGAGATAGCGTGACAGCAGCGCGGGCTCAATGTCGGCGGTGTCTACGCCTGCCGCCCACAGAACCTTAACCTCGTCTACCTTCAGGTTGCCGCCGTAGCGCGGGGCTACCTCGTCCAGCGTCAGCATGTGCTCACGTGGGCCCATGCCGTTAAGCAGGTACTCGGCAAGCTGGGTGTCCCACACCATGCCGCCACCAGCCACAAACTCCATCCACGCCTCAAGGTTTTCCTTGTCTTGCAGTGCGTGCAGCAAGTCGAACTTGATGTTGTGACCAGCAAGCAGTCGGGCACCCTCAAGCACAGGCTTAAGCCAGCCTGGACCAGGGCGTTGCTTACCGAACCAGTATTCCGTGGGCTTACCCTCTACCTCGAAGGCGTGGGTTACTACCCAGTTCTCGGGATGGAACGGCGAGGCAAGGCGCTTGTTAAGCGTCTTGGTCGTAGTCTCCGTGTCCCATGCGCGGAGTCCTTTCATGCTTGCTTGAGCACCCAGATGGACATACCATCACGGGCCCCTACGGTACCGACCATGCAGTTATGGTCGCCGATCAAGCAATCGGTGGTGTGGCGCATGTCGCACCCCTCGCACCAGTTAGAGGTGTCGCCTTTAATGGGAGCACGTTCGTATGACTTCCCTGTGTATGGGCTTGTGTACTCGTCGGTGTAGTTGGCTTCAGTGGCCACGAGATTTCCTCAAGTAAGTGTGTAGCCGCATGGCGGCGATGCAGCCAAGTCCTGCACCCAAGCCCAGCGGGATCGCTAGGGCTAGGCCGGTCTTGACCAGCTGCGTGACAATCGTTATCTCGCACACCGCCATTAGCATGCTAGTAGGCATGACCCACCAGTAGCGGCTGTGCTGGACATTGAGTTGCTGAAATGCGCGCAGTGCGACGAACGCAAAACTAACGCAAAAGGTTAGGGCAAATGCCTGCATGTAAGTCCTTGTCGAACAGTATCTCTCCGGTGTCGGCACACACTACTCGCTGTACGTTGCGCCACGCGAACGTGCGGGCTTCCCCGCGCAGCTTGCAGTACGCCTTAAACACGGTGTCGGTAGCGCTGCACATAAGCACAGCGCGGTCACTTCGGGTACCGTCAGGCTTAACGTACCGCACCAAGAGGTTCACCGTTAATCCTTACTGGAGATTTCCGTTAAGGTGGACAAGGTTTAAGTAGGCTTCTGTGGCGTTGTAACCGTAGCACGTCACTTGACGGTACCATGGGCCTGCCCAAGAGGTACTCGCCCTCACTTTACCAGTACACTCCCAACGTCCCGCGTTTAACCAGATGCGGCTTGTGCTTCAGCGGTAGGACAGGCACCGGCCCGGGCGGGTCTCGTTCATCGCAGCACGCCTCACACAGAGGCCCCAAATCGCTACCGCCCGGATCTTTCGGCGGCAGATAAATCGAGTCCTCATTGCACCGACCTGTCGGCTGATCGCAAGCGACGCAGCGTTGAATATTCTGTATACTCACGGCGTCTTACCGCCACGCAAACACACCCAGATGGTGCAGCATGGCAACAGGTTAACGCACAGGCGCCTGTTGTGCTTGCTCCAGTGAGCACCCACCCACAGGCCGCCCGGCTGAAAGAGTACGCCGAATTTCACCGGTCACCGTCCTTGAACAAGAAGTGCAGAATCAGCGCTGCTATGATACCGCCCGCCGGCACGGCCAGCACTGTCAACAGCGCGCTTAGATCGCCCGTGCTCATGTCAGGTCCAGGTACATACCATTGTCGCCAGAGTACACACGGTACCCGTAGCTTTCCAGCAAGCGCTTCATGCGCGGAAGATCGTTACCGTCAAAGAAGGCCACGCCACGCTTACCCATCTTCTTGCTGATAACGTCAGCGTTAAGGGCAACGTGCGTTTTGAATCGCTCTTCTTGCTGGTCGTTGTAGAATTTCGCTTGCGCTTCTTTGAAGGTGACTAGCGGACTCACTTTGCAAACTCCACGTAACGTCCTCGGTTACCGTCGAAGAGGACTTCTGCTTGCGGGGACGCTGGCACACCGGTACGCACCTTCTTGTTCTTGGTGGTACCGATGTAACGGCTGTTGGCCAGCACTGGATCATTGACTGCGCCCAACGTAATGATAACGTCAGCCGCGCCTTGCTTGCCGGTCTTGCTGTCTTTCAGCATGGGCAGCGTTGGGTATTGCAGGCCGTCGCCGTCGGCGCTGATCTGCGACGTAGCGATAACGGCACAGTCATGCTTAACGCCACGCACACGGGCCCACTGATACATGGCTTCCAGCAACTGGTCGGTACGTTGGCCGTTGTTGTTGACCTCGCCACCGAACTTGATGTTGTCCACCATGTCGAACAGCACTGCCGCCGGGCGGTGCAGTTTCATCAGGTCTTCGACTTCGTGGTTCCACATATCGTGAATGTCGAAGATGCGCAGCGTACCGCCACGGCCACCGAGAGCAGCGGCGTACTCGTCCCGGATGGTGCCTGCGTTGGCCTTAGCCACAAGCTCTTCGGTCGTAGCGTTTAGCGCCGCCTGGAAGCAGCGCGTTACGATACGCTTGCCTGGGCCCTCGTTGTTGAACCACAGGATGCTGCGCCGTTCGCCAGGGTACAGGGCATCCACCTGACTGGCCATGAACGTAAGCTCACTGGCCGCAAAGGTAGTCTTGCCCTTGTCTGGGCGTGCTGCCACTACTACGAAGTCGCCAGCGCGCAACGGCTTGATGTGCCGGTTAAGGCAGGGCAGGCGCCAGTGCAGGCCGGTGTCGTCCTCTTCTTCCTTGAGCAGGTCTTCGATGGCGTCGAGAACCTGCGGGTTCTTCACCTTACGGTCGATCTGTTGATCGTAGGCGTCGAGGTAGGACGTTAGGCCCTGCCGCAGGTCCACTTCCTCGCCAGCTTGGAAGCGTTCGATCATGCTGGCAACGTCGTAGGCCGTGGCCGTCTCTACCAGCCGCTTCATCAAGCCCTCTGCAATGTCCTCGCTAACGTCTTCCTGAATGTCCAGGAACAGCTGGTCGTACACTGCAAAGTCTTCGTCGCTGAGCTTTGGATGGATGCTCTTGAAGAAGATATTGAAAGGCTCTCGGTGAATCCGGGAGCTTTGCGGGAACTCCTTGAAGTACCGACCGTAGTCGGTAAGGAGGATTTGCGTGCGCGTGTCAAGCGCTTTGCGTGGGAGGGCACGCGCCAAGTTCTCGTACCGTTCCCGGTACTTGAGCAGGCGCAGCGTGGTAAGGTCAAGGCTCATATTGCTGAGTGCAGTGTCGCACGAATTTCCTCGATGGTGTGCAGCTTTGGGTCTTTCTCTGAGCGTATGTCTATTACGGTCAGGCCGTAGGCCCGCAGCTGCTTGGTGTATCTTGCAGCAGCCTTGCGGCCGGGCCCGTCGGGGTCCAGCCACACGGCTACTGGCCTACGCCTACGCATGAACTCTGCAACGTAAGCGTCGGGGACGTTGGTTCCCATTGCGGGCCAGCCTTCGCCCACTAAGCCTATCTTGTAGGCGCTGAGAATGTCCTCGGTCAAAACGGGAAAAGGCCCCGAGCCATAGGACACTAGCATGTCCTTGGGTCGGGGTGTCGGTGCCAGGTACTTAGGCTTGCGTCCGTCTACCGCCCTGGCTTGGTAGTAGATGGGTCCTAGCGATGGGTCGCTGCGGACTGGTATAACAACCCGTGCCGTTGCGCGGTGCCAATAGGCCCCAAGCCGCCCAATGTCTGCGTTGCTGAGTCCGGCTTTGTAGAACCAGAGCTTAGCTCCAACAGGCCAATCGTGTACAGCATACACAGCCGGTCCTGGGAAATCCCGTAGGCCCGTGCAAACAACATCTTCTTCAGAAAGTTTTGCAAGGCTGGCGACAAGTTCTGAAAAGTCTTGCTTGACTGGGAGGAAGCCCGGTTCACTGCAACGAAAGCACCAAGCCGAGTAACCCCGCGCGTTACGGGAAACACGGAGCTTACGTCCATCCCCGCAGTTGTGCTCAACATCCTTGAGTTCTCCTATCTCTAGGCCGGTAGCGTGATGCTCCCACGAGCCTTTGTCTAGGCTCATGGGAGCGGCTTGATGATGCGGCGGAAGCCGTAGACAAAGTCGTAACGTGTTGTGTCAACGACTGTAAGCCATCGGCGTCCGCCTATTGTCAGGACTTCAAACTGTCGTAGCATTGCCGCAGCTGCGCCTGAGCCATTCCCCGCAAGCGGGGATCTCCACGGGTCATGGCCTTCAGCAGTGCATCTTTCTCCGCCAAGTACACCACAGCAAACTTCGGGTCATGCTTAACAATGTCCCGTGTGTTGCTGATAAGATCAGCGTACTTGATGGTTTGGACTGCCGGGTGTGCCCGGTATAGTCTCACACGGTCTTTGTTCTTACGGTAAGTCCGGTTTTCCGGTCCCTCGTAATTGGTCAGCTGCTCGACCATGTGCGCAACCGCAGGCCCAAACCGAAAGTTGAGTTCTTCTTCGGTAACGCCCTGATCTTCCATGCTGTCGTGCAAATAGGCAGCTTGCACCATGCTGTTCAGATGAACGGCAGGCGCAACGCTAGCCACTAGCCCGGCAACTTCGGTAAGGTGCGTGATGTAGGGCAACCCGGTGTACTTACGGACTTGATGCCTGTGTACACTGGTTGCAAACTCAAGCGCTTCGTAGTTGTTCATTGTCGCCCGTTCCTGGCCATGCCCAAGGGCACCGAGACCGGCGCGACACAGCCGGGTCGAAGTTCAAGCCGCGCCAGCGCTTTCCCGCTACGAGGGAATAAAAATCCCGCTCATAGTAGCTTACGGCATCCGCGGTTTTGTTCCCGTAGGAAGACCGGTACCACCTGTTACCGTCCCAATAGCCCAGCACGCAACTACCTAGGCTGCTCTCACGCTCCCACAGCCCCGGACAAGGGGGATTACCCTCTTGCCACGGGGTCTTGTCTGAGTCGGGAAGCTCAGAGGTCTTGTAGGGCACTGTTACGCCTTGCTGTCGTACTGGACCAGCTGCTTGTCTTCAACGCGCAGCATCAGGCCCAGGTTCTCTTTCCAGAACCGGGCGCGCAGCGCCAGCATCAAGGGCGACACGAACGGCGGCACCTTGAGGAAGACGGCCTTGTGCCAGCGGCCGTAACGCTGGCCGCGCTCATGGGTACCGGCTTCGATGGCGGCCAGCTTTGCGCTGCTGGCCATCTTGCGCCATGCCTTTTGCTTGTTGCGCATGTTAGACGCCCACCTTGTTCACAGCTTCGGCCAGGGCCGATTCTTTGGCGATGTGCTTGGCCGTCTCTTCGCGGTGCAGGTCCATCAGGTTGACGACTTGCTCACGCAGGGATTGCGCTTGCTGCTCCAGGGCAAGGGCGTGCTCCTTGGCCTCTTCGGCTTGCTTGTAGATTTCGTCCTCGGCGCGCAGGTTCTTGCTGCGTTCGGCTTCAATGACAGCATTGCGGGCAACCTGGGTGCTCTTACGAGCGGCACGGGCAGCGCGGTACGCCAGATCGGTGATGTAGGCAGCGAGGCGCAGACGGAAGAATTGGATTTGCGTGTTCATTGGGTACTCCATACAGTGCTCAGCGCACTCGGAAGCCCTCCGTAGAGGGCAACCGGCTACGCTGATTAGCCTTGCGTGCTCAGCGCTTCGTCGGCGCTGATGCCGGTGCTGTCGGCCTCGTCGGCGCCGACCACACGGATCACGTTGGCCAGGGCCACGGTGATGATGGTAGCATCGAAGCCTTCGCCGGCCTGGACACGCAGCACGTCACCACCCTTGGGCTGCGACTTGCGAGCGATCACGGTGCCGATGTAGGTGCGGACCTTCTCGGCGCGGCCGAACTTCACTTCGACGCGGACACCGGGCTGCACCACCGAAGTGTCGAACTCGTTGGCGGCAGCGGCTTCCAGTTCGGGCAGCTTGGCTTGCAGCTTGGCGATGGCGTCGATGGTGGCTTGCAGTTTGGCTTTTGCGGACATAGGAACTCCTAAGTAATTGTCCAGGGCAACATTGCCCATAGTGCGATGATCGCACCCGGAAGCCCTGCACGCAGGGCAACCGGCTGGGATCAGTCTTGCCTGTATTCAGACATGACCACGATGGAGTCTCCAGGCCGGAAACTCGGTCGTTTCTGGCCTTCCACAAGCCACGGCGCGATTTTGATGCGCAGGGAGTCCAGAACTGGCGAAGCGCCGGTAGTGATACCGGTGTAAGCCCGGATCAGCAGCAGTTCGTCGTAGGTAAGGGTCAAGGTGATTGGGCGCACTTCGTGCAGATTTGGCGTGAACACCGGACAGGTAAAGTTTCCTGCTTCCAGCGAGGCTATCGCTTGGGCCATGGCAATCACTGGCTGCTGGAGGGCGTGATTACGGCCCCTGGCCGCCAAGTATTGGCCATCGCTTCGCATGATGGCGAACAGGTTGTTGGTGCCAACACCCACCAGCATGTACTTGTGCTTGTGGTCGGTGGTCTTGGTTGGGTTCATTGCGTCACTTTCGATAGATCACGGGGTTGAGGAACGCCGCGCATTGGCGGCTTGTAAGGGACAAGCGGGCAAGGCCACACAGGGCCTTCCACTTTGAAGTTGGCGTCGTTCTGCTTAGCCAGTTGACCCGCAGCGCGGGCTCCCTGATCTACAGATGGGACCTCGAAGAGGCGCTCCCACTGGTTAGGGGCAACCTCTTCTTGCACGTACCACTTGGGCCCGGCCATTACATCGGCACACGGCAGCGGCGGGCGCTGTCGCTGATGCGGCGAATCCAGCGGGCGTTGCTGGTGGGCAAGGCCTTCAGGAACGCTGCGGCCAGCTTGCTGCGGTGCTTGCGAGTCTTGTTCTCTTCTTTGTTCATGGCCCACACTGCGGGGCGGGCTTCGGCATTGGCGGCGCGTTGTTCTTTGGTCAGTTGCATGATGTGTCCTCGTTGGAACGTGCATAGCGCACGGCGCTGCACCCTGGGTGGAGTACCTATTGCCGGGGCCTCCACGGGCCACGATAGTCGGTCCAAGATGCAGCGCCGTGCGGCCTAGTTAGGCGCAACTAGGCGGCGGCCCACCTATGTATTCAGTGGGTTAACGGCAGCAAGCTATGTGGGGCCGCTTGCTATGGCCTGCTTACGCCCAAGGATCAGTGATTACCCACTGACCGTCAGAGCGCAGCATGATGTTGTTGCGGTGCAAATCTGCACCGGCGCCAGGTGGAGCAAAACCACGAAGGGCTTTACCTATGGTGTATTCTTTGCGGTATTCTTCGTGTTTGCACATAGCCCCAGACAAGCCGAAGCTCAAACTCCAATACCGACGGTCGAGGTCTAATCTTTCCTGCTCATTAAGTGTAACTTCCGCCCGGCACTCATCCAGCGTTGAGCCTAGCCGCTCTATCAGGCTGATGGTGCAGCCTGAAAACGACTCCAAGTACCCGACGTTTAGTAGGTAAGCGCTAATACCTGGGCAGTTGCGCTCAAGTTCTGCCTTGTGGATAAAGCAGATGTGGGCATAGTGTGCCCAGAGATCTTCGCCCGGAACGATCTTGACGACCTTACCTTCAAGGCACGGGCTGCTCACGGCGATGCCAAAACAGCCAGTTCCAAGGACCTTAAATCCTGCCAAGCTCAGTTGCTTTTTCCACAAGTTGCGGTAACTGCCCGCAGAAGGTTGGTCGGGTACACTACAGCCTAGCATGGCGTACATCTTGTACGTCGGCATTTTGAGCGCAATAGATTGCAGCAGGCCGATAACGGCACGCTCACTTTTATTCATACGAACTCCACTTCGTAGGTTAAAGATGGTGTGCTGGATTATGCCCAACGCTTTCGGCGCCCACCCGCTCGGCACTGCTGTCGCAGCCGCTAGCAAAGGCACGGATTACGCTGGATCGTGTAGCAGTTAAGGGCTATTGCCCAGCACACAAGCAAACACCTAGGCTAGGGGCTTGCTTGTGGGTAGGGTGTGCGGCATGGCCAGCGCGGTGACTAGCCCAAAGTTTCCGTAGTCAGCGGCGAGCGTCTGCCACACGTTGGCAGCCTCGACCATACCGCACTGTTAGTCACCCAACGTCCCGCCATCATAAGTTGGGCACGATTTTCCGGATTGGATGACTAACAGTACGTCCGCTTGTTAGCAGATTTCCTGTCGTTGCGTTGGCACGTTAACGTCTAACCCAAGCATTGCGCAAATAGACGGCCTGCATAACAGGCTTGTGTGGCTAAGGAGTCTAGAACAAAGCCACAGGATAACGCTGTCGCTATCCTGTAGCCCCGCACTGCCGGCCGGACAGTGAAGAGTCTACACCGGCGTTAACGAGGCACGGACACGGGCAGGCCAACTGCCAGGGCTTTCACACAGTTTCCGGGGCATTAGTCCGGCGAAGCAACACACAGTCGCTTAAATGCTCTCCCATGATGCAACAAGTGTGCGGGAGGTCAGGGCTAGTCTGGTTACACCCGACATTCAGGTGCCCTACGCCTGTCAGCAGTAGGGATAGCGGCCACAGTCACGGCCGCACGACTTATCGCCAAGTCATACTTAACATTGACTCATTATGGTTCAGGAGCTAGGGCGAGAAAACCCGCTAGGCGTGTGGCGTAAGTTACGGCACACAGGTAAGCGCTCACAACAAGCGCTTAACCGTGTGGCCTAGCCTTGCGGCTAGGCTCTTGGTCACATCGGGGCGGAACCGACACCGGCCAGGGCATCGCCGAAGCCGGCGGCATCGTCCACACCGGCCAGGGCTTCCACCTGGGCCATGAGGTCAACGTTCACGACCTGCTTGGCCTTGCTCTGCTTGCCCTTGGCCGACTTCAGGAACGCCAGCAGCGCCTTCTGGAAGTCGTAGACTTCCTCGACGGCGGGTTCCGGGGCGTACTCGTACCAGGGCTTCTTGGCCGCGGTTTCGAGGTTGTTCTTCTTCTCGGCGTCCTTGACGAAAGGCCGGGTCTTCTTGGTGCCTTCGTCGTCGTTGGCACGCAGGTGGCTGTTGCCCAGAATCCACTGGGCCATCGCGCTGGTCTTGGTGCCCTTGGGCATGGCCAGGAACAGGCGATTCATGAAGCCATCGTCGCCGCTGTCCACGATGTGTTGCAGCGCGGCCATCGCCAGCTTCTGGCCCTGGATCAGCCACTGCTTGCCGTCATGGCCCCACTTGTCAATGGCGGCATTGAGGGCAGAGGCACTCATTTTCTCATTCATGTTACACACTCCACAGAGTAACCTGCAAGGCGCAGGCCAAGGCCCACAGGGTGGGCTATGGTCTGAGTCTTACCTCAGTGCATGCGCCGCAGTGTCGGCGACACTTGGCGGCCCAGGCTGCTAATGTTGTCGGAATAGTCGATAACGGCATGAGGCACGCCGTCTGCCTGCTGGGCACGCTCGGCCAGGGATTGTGCCAGCTCCTTGTTAACGTTCAGGATGCAAGCCCCATCCCGGTACGTAAGAATGCAGCGGGTTTCAAGATTGGCAACAACGTACATTACAACTCCAGAGAGTAACCTGCAAGGCGCAGGGTTATAGATGCCACGTATAACGTACAGGGCATGATGGTTGATCCTGCTTTGCGCAGCAGCATCTATAACCCTACACCCAACAATGTTGGGGTAGTTCACTAACTAGCCGTCGTCCACAAGATAGCCGCCAACGACCAGCCACACTCGGCTAGATCGCAGCATCTAGGTGCTGCCACAAGGTTGGGTTCTCAGGGGATGGAGGGATAGTCGCAACGCTGCTTTCGGCGTCACTTCAGGGTCTTAGCCTGCCGCCTACACCTGCTCCGCTTTGGTTCAGTGGGTTACTAGCCCACCTACCGCACGTCTGCACCGTAGGGCTTGCCGTTTAGTCGCATGGTGGGTACTCACCATTGGTCTAGGCTGCATCCTGGGTGCTTCATACGGCCGCCCACCGTCAAGCCCTATCCGGGCCTATAACGGCATCCTGCCAATCCACACACCTATCCACAAACCGCGGGGTTGTTTGCCGCCCAGACAGGCTTGCGCCCATCCTGCTTCCCCTGTCACCAGACAGCCACTCTCGCCGCTGTCACGTAGGGCTTGCACCCTGCTGTCCTACTGAGCCTGAACTTTAGCACAGTCTCAGAACCTTGTCAACCCCCGGTCACTCGGTTGTTGTCTCAGTCCGTTGTCTGCACTGTAGCACAGTCCCACCGGCTTGTCAACCCCTAGCGGCTTGCGCTGCTCGGAGCCTGTCAACCTAGCCGATACTCTAGCACAGTCTTCGCTGTCTGTCAACCCCGCACCCGGAGGATGCAAGCGCTGGCAGCATGGATAGATACGGCAGGGTAGCCCAAATATAGCGGGCATAGCTGCGCCTATCCTCAGCTGGTGTGCTGTTATACCGGTACTAGATCAATCGACCTAGCCGATGGCCTGAACTATGGCACAGACTGCGCCGCTTGTCAAGCCCTGTTAGCCGCTCCACCAGGGAGCGCCTACCGTAGCCGTAGCACCGAAGCGCTGTGGCATGGAACGAACTGTGAGGCATGCCGGGCCCGCCGTCAATAGGGAAAACCCTTGTGGCGAAAAAGAGACAGATGCCGCCACTGCACACGGCACCCGCCCGCCCACGCACCGCCGCCCCTGCGCCCCACGCACACACGCCCATGCAGGCCCCTGCGCGCCCGCTCCCGCGCCTTTCGCACGTGCCCGCACCTACGCCCCACCCACGCACGCACGGCCCGCCAGCGCCCGCCCAGGCACCCGCACGGGCCCGCGCCCACGGGCAGGCACGCACGCCTGCGCCCCTGCGTGCAAGCGCGTGCCTGCGCGCCCATGCGCCTACGCACGCCCCCGCGTTAGGCGCGCACGCATGGGCCCACGGGGGTATACGCGCGCGCTCAAGTCGGAGTTGCTCCCTCGCAATAGCGAATCAAATTTGACTCGTAACACGTAGGGAGCTTACTCTCACGCTGACGCAGTAGGAAACGTAGCCCGCCGTGCGGGTGTCAAGATGCCTTTGCTGACCAGATAGTCCAAACCAGCAGCCACGCTGGGGTTATCCCAGAGGAAGCCGGGAGTGGTTTGCACCTTCAGCACCAGCAGCTTAACACCGGGGTCGGTGCTTGTGACCATTGCGGTCAACTCTGCGTCGGTGAACATGCTACGGTACGCCTCCGAGGAAACGTAAAATGCGCTCATTAGTAAGCCTCCAAGGAGAACGTAAGCATAGAAACAACGTCAGCGCCAGTGTTGACGCTAGCATTGGGGCAGAAGTACAGGCCCGTGCTGGGCTGGATAGTCGTTTCCGGCATGGCCGAAGACGAGGTGCTAGCGGTGTCGCCAAACCACGACAGGTGCAGTAGTGCGCGGTCGTTGTTAGTTACGATGATGTAGCCGTTGTTAGCCAGCCCGATTTGCGCAGCGGTCAACGTCCCGCCACTCATACCGAAAGATCCACCAGTGTCAGTCGGGGATGTGAACTGAGTGGAGCGAATGGTAACGCTTGCGCTGGCCGTGTTAGCCACGCCGGTCTTACGCCAGCGGCTGCGCACCTGCAACTGTGTGCGCGGAGCAAGCAACAGCCCGCGGATAAACCACTGCTGAGCGCTGAACAAGCGGTTGACGTTACCGGTATCGGTGAAAGTGACGGCAGTACCCAGGTGATCCACCCAAGACACCAGCGTTTGCCGACCAACCGGGCGCCAGTTGGTGCCGTCGGTGTACCACTCGGAGAGGTTAAGGTCAGTCAACTGCGCCCGCGAATACTGCGGAACAGAGTTAGCGGCAGGCAAGCTAGCGCTAGTACCCTGGTACACAAAGCCGCCCGTGGTAAGCAGCCTGCCCACAGAGTCTACACGAAGCGAGGCCAGTTTGTTGTCGGGGTCTAGAACAGAAGTCATGGTGCGACAATGAGTTGGCCTTGCGCGTTGACCCGCAGCGAGGCTTGTTGAGGAACGGCGGGGACAGGCGTAGTCGAGCCAGTGGTCACCACACCTGCATTAGTCACTGGCACGGACACCAGTTTGTTGTCGGGGTTGAGTGCAAGCAGCACGATTACTTCTCCATCCACTCACGAAGAGCGGCTTTGTCGTTGTTGCATAGGGCCAGAGCGTGCTTGTAAGCAAGCAGCGTCTCCGCCATCTGACCGTTGGTAGCTACCCGCGTCACCGGAGCGTCGCAGTTAGCCGCTAGCCCGGAGGGAGGTAGCTCCCGTATGGTCTTGAGAGGGGCCTGGGCACAGGCTGCGAGTAGCAGAACCATGCCCAAGGTGATGTAGTTACGGAGCCAGGTCACGCTGCACGCTCTCTGGCACAGGGGAATCGGCCCAGGACTGCGCCGCCGCCAGATTCTTGGCCAGGGAAGCACCCGCCGAGGCCGTTTTCCGGGCCGTGGCTGCGTTTCTTTGGGCCAGGGATACCAATGCAGCCTCCCGGCGTGCGTGGGCCAGGGTGGCCGCCCGCAGGCTCTCCGCGAGGGTGTCGTTTTTCTGCGACAACTCCGCGTTCTTTTGCATTTCCTGGCGCAAAAGGTAAGACCCGACCGCAATCAGCAGTACGCCGATGACGCACAGGCCGTAGATCATCTTCATATCGTGAGTCCTGTCTCTACTTCGATAGGCGCACGCCACGCCGAGAAGGTCGGCCCGTGGTTTAGCGGCTGTCGGTGTTCGTGTTGGTACTGATGCACCATTTCGTGCAGCAGTGTGGCAAGAATCTCGCCCTTAGCCCTAGTCGCAGGGCTAATGTCTATGCGTGTACGTCGTTGCGGTAGCGGCCACATCAGGCCCACTGCATTGTACGCAGCGCAGGACTGCACACGCAATTCGCAAGAAAGAAGGACACCGCCGAAAATCTCCCGGTTAAACCGGTGCCACCAGTACCGCAAAAGCGGGACGGTTGGCGTAATCGTGGTGCCCCCGTGTTGTCTCATGTGGTCGGCTGACAGCCGCTTAGCCATAGGTTGCTCTCCCATTGGCGGCGAATCGTCAAGCCCGGAAGCACTACGCCCTTGGCCCGGTTCCACCGCAGGAACTCCCTACCAGCGCCGTAGCAATCGCGGGCATTGGCCTTGCGCAGAAGCGTACTTCCGGCAAGGTTGCCTGATCCTACGTTGAACGTGAAGGAAACGAGGGCATCGTACTGCGCTTGTGTTACCGGTACTGTAACGTACCTCTGGACTGCCCGTTCGGCAGCCTTAGTGTCAGAACGGAGTAGCTCCTGACACTGCTTGTCTGTGAAGTGCTTGCCAACGTCGGCAAGACTAACGGTACCCGTGTGCCCAACGCAGACGGTAGGAATCTTTACCGGGTCCAGGTAGACGCGGTGGACAGTGCCTTCGTGTTCCTTTATGCCTGTCAGCCCCGCTGCGCTAACTGTCAATGTGGCAGCAGCGTAGCGGAGCGCGGGCGAACGGGCCACCGCGAGGTGGGCCTTAACCATTACGCGACGACGATGGCCTGGGCGGCGAACGTGGCCAGCAGGTTGCCGGCAGGGTCGCGCAGGGCGTTGGTACCAGGGGCGGTGTAGGCAATCGTGTTGCCGCTGGCCAGGGAGGCACCGGAGTAAGTAACCAGCAACTGGTTACCCTGCACTTCGATAGCCGTGATGGTACGCGCCGGGGCGGTCACAAACGAGGTCAGAGCCGGGATCACCGTAGGGTCCAGGCCCTCGCTGGTGGTCAGGCGCACGACGTTGGCACCGGTGGTCTGGTTACGCGCAGTGACGGTAGGCACCACCAGATCGCGCATGGAGGCGACGGCAGCAGCGCAAGCGGTGAAGAAGCTGTGCAGCGAGTTGGCACCGCTAGTCACGCCACCGGAACGGCCAGCCGTGGTTTCGATGTTGCTGATAGCGCGGGCAGCAGCCGCGCGCAGTTCGATGGAGTTGCTCAGCAGACCAGGAGAAGGGAGGGTTTCGATACGCATGGTTTAATCCTTGTGCGAGAGGCCATAAGGCATGGCGAGGTTAGCGGCGATTACGCCGCAAATTGGTGAACCGTGCGCCCGGTTGTTGCCGGAAACGGTTGTGACCCAACGGGTCTTTGATCTTCTCGGCCCATTCCCGTTCACGCTGGGCAGCTAGCTGCTTGGCTTGGTCTTGGGCGAGTTGATGGTTGAAATGCCGCACTAGCGCCTCTACAGCGTCAGCACGGTCATCGTGGGGCAGTGCGTTAGACACTGCGGACAGGGTGGCCAGCTGCTTGAACAGGCTGTAGCCACTACGTTGTGCGGCCGGGTAACGCTCACAGTCACGGGCGTCTTCTTCCACAGCTTCTGGCGTAACGATCAGCGACCCGCGGCCCATTACTGGCGCCAGGGTGTTGATGATGCGCCGCTCCTTGTTACCGGTAACGAGGTCTTCGTCAATCTGGCAAGCGATGTGCTTACGCAGGATCGGCGTGAACACAGCGGCAAAGGCACCATAGCCCATGTTCTTCTCGATGGTCACGCCGTCGATAGGGAACCGAGCAAGCCGCTTGGCCAACTCTTCGAGCTTGTCTTCCGTATAGCCGCCAGGAATACCGCCTACGCTGAGCAGGACGACCTTACCGTTCAGGAAGCCGCCGATAGCGTAAGCCGTCTCGTCGCCGTTAGCGCCACCCGCAGCAGGGTCAACAGTGGCCCAGATGCTCTGCAAGCGTGCAGTTTCCTGCGATACGTCTTGCGGGAGGGACAGCTTGTAGGCATAGTCGTGAACAGCCTTCTCTACGATGTGCGTGCTAAGCATGCCGCGCACGACCTCCAACGGGTACCGCTCACCGCTACCGCGCATCAGCACGATAAGCTCAGGCTTCAACGGGTACCGCATGCTGTCCGACAGTTCGGTGTTCAGCATGTGTTGCAGTTGGAAGTACGCCTCGCCCTGGCTCAGTTCCTTAGCCTGTAGCTTCTCTTCGGGAAGCAGCACGGGGTCCAGGGGCTGGCCCTGATTACCGAGCAGACCACCACCGCTGTCCAGCGTAGGGTTAGCGGACAGCTTGCGCAGTATGTATGGGGCAAGCCGGGAGCCGTAGTAGAGCCGTTGCTTCTGAGTCGGGTAACGACCCGGCCAGATGCGAACAGTCACGCCACGGGCAGGCAGGGCGTTGTAGATGGACTCGTTGGTCTGCGGAGTACCCAGCCACAAGATGCGGCCGTTGGTAACGATAGAGTCGAAGTCCTTGGTCAGGTGCAGCAGCTTTGCGCGCTGCATCGGAGTCGCAGAGTTCTTAGAGGACTCAATATCGTCAGCGATAAGCAGGTCTGCCCGCTTACCTTGCAGGTTAGAGTCGATGCCCACGCAAGCCACAGACGGCGATTTGTCCAGGCCCTTGATGCTGTGATGCAGGTCGAACGCTTCCGTACTGGTGCGGTCGCCAGCCATGCGGTCAGGTCGCATGCAGGCCAGAACGTCCATCGTCATAATGATGCGGACGATCAGCGTGCTGATTTCGCTGGCCTGCGTACCGCCTGCTGACAGGATCAGGACGCGGTGCGACGGGCTGTGGATAAGGCACCATACCGCAAAGGCAGCGGCAATAGTAGTCTTGGCCTGAGAGCGCTGGGCCTGCACCATAAGATACAGTGGACCGTGCTGCATGAACAGCCCGATGTCCTTCTGAATCTCGGTAGTGCTGAAGCCCAACTCCGTCATTACGTCCTCAAGGAACGGAACGAAGTCGGAGTAGTGGTTCTGGACAAGACGCAGCCGCGCCCAACGGGCTTCCGCTAGGGCGGCTGATTCTTGAGGCTTCATTGCAGCCCGTTAGCCATGTCGCCGTATTGACGCTGCATCAGGTCGTCCACCTGCCCGAGGTCGGCCTTAAGCCGTTCTTTGCCCTGAGCACGGCGCTGAGCCAGTTGCTTGTTAAGCTCGGCAAGCTCGGCGTTGTCCGTAGGCGACGCGGTGATGTTGTTGTTCTTGAGGAACGTAACGGCTACTGACAGCACCGCAGCAGAGCACTCTTCGCCGCTGATGGCCTGAGTGAGTACCTTTGCTACGGTAGCGTGTAGCGCACCAAGTTCCTTGTCACTTGCGGTTGTCACGCAGTTTCTCCTTGACCCACCGGTAGCCGTCACGGAAACGCACGACGATGGTGGGGAACTTGTCAATGATTAGGAAGATCGTCCAGACCACGGACGGAATCAGTAGCCAGGTTTCAACCGGGATACCGAACAACAGGGCGCCACCCACCCCGACAGGCGGGGCGGCTTTGGCTACTTCGATAGCGGAAGCCGCTAGGTCGGGGTGGGGACTAGACATTAGTAAGGTCCTGTAGGTACGATGAAGGAAGCGGTGTGCCGTGCGACACCCGATAGAACTTCTAGATGGTCGAGGTTACCGTGAAAGCCGGAAGTACCAGACAGCAGGATTGCGGAGCCCACTGTCAGGCGGTTTGCCGAGGACGTATCCCCGTAGGTGATGTTGTGGTTACAGGCTGCCGTACCTACTAGCTGCCCGTCTATGAACAAGTACATGATTCCAGCAGCGCGGCTGGCTTCGATGTGGCTCCACTTCCCTAGGGTCAACGGCGTAGGTGAGTACACCCCGATGCCGCCCGTGTGGGTAGTGGCAATCTCAAAGCCCACGTGCCCGGATGGGAGTAGCTGTACGCCCCACGCTGGCCACGACAAGCCGAAGTTCCAATCCTTGCCGAAGATGGCGCGAGGAACACCGAACGAGTCGGGACGCACGAACATGGAAAGGGTGAAGTCTCCAGTGCCAAAGCGCATTGCCGGGTTGTCTGGAATGTTCAGGACTGACGGCCCGTTCTCCTTACGGAGAGAGCCAACACCGAACACCTTGGGGTGATGCTGCTGTACAGGCGGGGCGTTAAATGGCGCCGCAGTTATTGGCAGGTTAAGTGGCCCACTGTCCACAAACACGCTGCTGTTGTTACTACCGTCAAACTGCAAGAACAGTGTACGGTAATTGAGCAGCGGATCAGGCGTTGCAAAGTAGCACTGCCCGCGGGCAGCGTAGCCTTGCAGGGCAACTTCTGTGGGAGTCAGCGCTCTCGGGTACACAGCCAATTCGCTAAGGCGACCATTGAACGCCGTAGTGCTGGCGGCGACACCATTTAGGGTCGGGTGGCCAAACGACCACGGGAACCCGGTTGTCGGAACGCTGAACGTGATGAACGTCGAGGCCACCAGTTCGCCGTTAACGTACAGCGCACACTGCCCTTGGGCGTTGTACGTCGCATGGATCATGTACGTTGTGCCCGATGTGAGCGGTTGCGTTTGCAGCGTGGTGAACGTGAAGAACGTCGTGCCAGGACTAATGCGGAACTCTACGCGGCGAGTGGCTGGAATGTATGCCAGCACCAACGGGAAGTCGGTTGGCGTACTGGCCGGGTAGTTACCCTTGATGGCCAGATGACACAGGCCATCCGTCCCGTGCCCTGACGCCTCTGGCGTTACGAGCACAGCAACAGTGCAGGCGTCCACGTAGTTCGTAGTGCTGCCCACTACCCGCCCTGGGTTACTTGCACCGCCAAATGCACCAGCGCGCCCACCGGGGACTGCACCGGCACCGGTCAGGTTTAGGGTAACGTTGGACACCGCGGCTACACCGGCAGCACTACCGGAGTTAGCGTCTGACGCTAGGCGGTACCACAGGTCGGGTAAAGCTGTGCCTACTTCCACAGAGAAGGGCGGGCAGGCTGGCCCGCTGCTACCTCGAATAGCTGGACCAAGCCACCACATTAGCGGAAGTCCTTAAGCAGGCTGCATGCCCAAATGTCGAGGTCGTAGTTGTACTGTGCAACCAGCAAGTCCACTGCGCCAGCGTCCGTACTCAGTGCAGGGGGCACGCCGCCCGGCCACTTGTACTTACCGCTGTAGGTCAGAGATTTGCCACCACCGACACCCTGCTTGATGAAGATGTTAATGACCATGCCATCCCGGCGGTTGTCGGGATTGTTCAGCAGGCGGTTTCCTTCCAGCGTTACCTGGAAGTTGTTGGACAAGGCTGCGTCAATGTCGATCTGCGCAGCGTCTGTAAGGGTAACCGTCCCAACGCTCTGGTTGCCTTGGAAGCTGTTGCCGCCAACAAGCTCTGCAAACCCCGAGGGTGCCACAATATCTTGCAGCTGGTCGAAGACTTCGCCGCAGAACAGCAGGGCCTGTCGAGCCGCTGTGTCTAGGGCTTTCTCGTCGTAGTTGGTGTCTTCAAGAAACTTGGTGAGGGTAACCTTGGGCGTTTCTCGCCGCACGGTTACGATAGCGCCGGCTACAGCCGTCACGGATACCGACCCAGCACTGGCCAGGGTGGCCGTGCTGGTGGTAACGTTGCCTGCAACCTCTACGTCAACCTTGATGTGAGCCGGGTCGAGATACCCGCCAACAAAGTTGAACGGATAGGTAACAGTACCCCCAGCGTGGAGGTACTGCACTTTGGTCAGATAAGTCATGTTGTTCCTTGCCTGGCTTGCAGGCTGTTATACCGGTACTGATACTCAGTCGGCCATGTGGTTTATGAGTACCTTGAACATAGGCAGGTTGGAGAAGGGCATAGCCTTCAGCAGCTGGTGCGGATCAGTGCCGTCACGGGTGTTTTGCACACCCTTCCAAACGTCATCGACCAGCCCAGCAGCCGGAAGCACTACGCTACCCACGAACTCTTGGCCACCACTATTGCGGCCACCTTGCGGAGCCCCTACGCCGCTGACGGCAGAGAGGGCGTCGATAAAGTCACCAGCCAGACCAGACGTAGCGATGTAGTTCATGGACGCACGGCCCAGAACGTCCCACTCAGTCTGCTTCTTGATGTACTCTTCGCGGTCAGGGCGACCGGCGCTCATGGCATACACCCGCGCCAAGTGGATCGGGATAGCAATGCTCATAGCGCCCAGCGTCATGGCCAGAGCCGTGTAGATGCCACGGCTGGCACGCTGGCGGCCCCATTGCTTCTCAACCGCAGTGATGCTAAACGTGCGGAACTGCGACAGTAGCCGCAGCCAACCGTCATGTGCCCACTTGCCAGTCTCACCGATGAAGGTGCCCTGAATCATCTGAGCACTGCCGCGATGAACGGCCTCGATGAAGGCACGCCCATCGGCGGGGTCCAGCTTAGTAACGTCGAAACTGGCGAGCCTACCACCTTCCCAGGTGGCTGCCGTGTCAAGCTGCATCTGGATGCGGTTACGCAGCGCCTCATTGATCCCCATGTCGTCCAGGGCCTTGCTCTCCGCACCGTCACGGATGTAGCGCAACGCCTTATGCACAATCTGCTCAGCGGCCCCGCGTTGCTGGACACTGTGGATAGTGCGCCAGAACGAGAGCTTGCCTTGCAGGTGGCTACCACCCCGCAGCAGGCGGTCAAACACCGTGATCGTGTCGCCGGTGTTGATCTGATACTGCAAGTCCGGACGGTCAAACGGGAAGACCATCTTGTACGCATCGGTACCGAACTCGGCGCCGCCCATAAACTCCAGACTGTTGAGGATGGGGTTGTCTACAGCCTGCCCTTTAGCCAGCGCCTTGACCTCCTTACGCAGCCGCATAGCGTCACCGATTGAGGATAGCGTGCGCCACGCCCCAACGTGCATTGCCATGTTGATGTACTCGGCAAACTGCGTAATGCCCATACCACCCAGCCGTGCCAGGGAGTTAAGCTGTTGCAGCCGGTCCATCGCCTTGTTAGCTTGGCCGAACGGGTCGCCCAGGAACTCGGCAGCCACTTGGTCGAACGCCCCCACTTCTTTGGGCTGCACCTTGCCGTTAGTGTCACCGAAGTCGAGCGCCTTGCGTAGCACCTTCAGGCCGGGTCGGCCCATGATACCGTGACGCGCCAAGGCGACTTCCCCGCTAACCCGACCAACCTGCTGACGGACAAGGCCCAGCTGATCGGTTTCGTACAGGTCCAGCAAGCGGAATGTGCCGCCAGCGCCGTCGTTGTACTCCTTGAGCAGGTCCAAGTTGAGCCGCTTCTTGGTATGGCTTGCGCCACCCTTTGTGTAGCGGTTCATCTGCGCGGCCACTTCGTCCTCCGACATTCCCATGTCTTCCAGAGCCCTGCGGATAAGCTCAGCAGCGCCGGTGTCCTGCGCCCCAAGCGGGGCGTTGTAACCACCGTTTGCACGGGTGCGAATAGCGTCCAGGTACTTGGATGCAAGGTTAGCACTGAAGCTAAGGTCCCAGCCCTCTACCGTCACGAACTGGTCCACTAGCGCACTGTGGATGGCCTGCTCTTGCGGCTGCGTCAGGTTACGCAGCTTGGCAGGGCTCATGCGGTGCGGCATGTAGCCAGCGGACGTTTCCGGCAGGGCTGCATAGCCCAGGGTCTTGGCGTTGATCTGAGCATGGCGCATGCGCTCCCAGACGCCCTGCATGCGCAGTGCGGCGTTCTGAATATGCACGTTGTCGCTAGGCTGGCGGCCGGTGCGAATAGACTCGATGTGCTCGGCTACGGCTACGTTAAACCGGTCCCACGCTTCAGGCTTTAGCCAACGCTCATGCAGACTGTACCCGGCAGCAGTTGCCCACTGACCAAAGTTGTCCTGCAACTCGTTGACGATGTTGCCCATCAGCTTGCGCTCAACCAAGTGCTTGGCCAGTGCAGCGGTGCTGTGACGACCGGTAGCGCCAGTAGTGCTTTCCAGCAGTTCGTGGGCGATCATGCGGGCCACAGGGTTCTGCGACTTCAGCAGCAGTAGGCCGGTAGACCCCAGCTGCACCAAGTTGTTGTCGGTGAGGCTACTGACAAACTTCGGGTCGATGTTGTTCCACGGGGCGTCAGCGTTACTTGCACGCTCGTAGAGTTCAATCATCGCCTTCTTCTCTGCCCGCTGCATCGGCGTTGCTTCTGGCATCAGGTTGATACCATACCGAGATTCGTCAAAGCCGGTAGCTTGTGCCTCTCTCGTCACAACCTCAATATCTCGGTCTGGGGCCAAGCCAGCAGCAACACGGGCTTGCTTAGTTTCCTCCGCACGGTTAACCTTTCGGATAGCCTCAAAGATTTCCACCAGTCGCGTGTCAGGGGCGATCAAATCGTTCTTCATGGCGTAGTCGTAGATCGACTTAACCATCTTGAACATACGGTTCACAAAGTCTACCAGTGGGGCAGGCATGGCCACTGGGGCCCACTTCTTGTTGTTACCGCTAACGGAGGCTTCGATGTACTTGGCAAATCCCTCGGCCAGCATTTCATCGGCGTTGGGCGTATACGTGCGGGCAGATTTCTCGACTCTGCGCAGAGTCGGTGTGACCTTGTTACCAAGCTGGTCAAACGCACCGCGCATGATGTCAAACATCGTGGTGCCTGCCTTGTCAGCTGCGGGATTCCATACCACTTGGGGAGTGTAGGGCGAGGACACTGCGCCGCGCATAAGGGCAGCCTTCTTCGGGTCGCCTGCAACGTACAGTTCCCGGAACTCCTTAAGGAAGCTCTCCAAGCGTGCGCCCATGCGGTCTGCCACCTTGCCCCACTGAGTCATCATCACAGCGTGCCCGATTTCGTGTAGCAGCGTCTGCATTGCGCGGGGTTGGTTAACGTCTAGCTTCACCAAAACCGTGCCCTTGCCCAGGGGCGTAGCAGACCCGTAGATTCCCACATCCTTGGAGTCAGTCCGGGTCAGTAGGATTTGCATGTCCTTGCCGAACGTGCGTTGCAACCAGCCGGCGGTATCTACGAACTCCTTGGGAATGTCCACCGTAGTACGAATACCGGGAACCCCGGCGCGTACCTCGTCAGGATCGAAGCCCAGGTACTTCAACTTATCGTCTACACGAACCTGCTCACCGTCCCAGCGAATAAGCCGTTCACGGTCGAGGTCAAGAACACCGTAGCCGCCCGGCAGCATTTCTGGCGCGGTGTCGTCGGAGATACCATCAACCGCCGACTTGCGGGACACCACTTCGATTTCCCCGCTCAGTGCTGCGTTAACGTCTTCACTCAGGAGCCTACGGCTTGAGTCCACAGGGGCAGTAGACGTATTGATTTGACCTGCGATCTCTTCGGATTCTAGCCGGCTAATCTCAGCGCGCAGCTGCTCAGGCGTTGCCGCAGGGCCCAGGTTAGCTTCCGCTTGGCGGGCCATAGCAACTTGGCGCTCGATGGCAGCTGCACGGGTACGGACCTCCAGGGCGGTCGCAGCGTCCCGCAACTTGAACGGCGCGTCCAGTCCGAACGCCAGCGTACCGGCACCGGCAGCAAATGCGTAGTCCATAACAGACACTCGGTGCGTCAAGGCGTCTTCCAGCGCGGTGGTCAGGATGTTACCGCCAACGTTCTCCACCGCAGACAGTGCCACGGCGCGCTGGGTGTTGCCCGCCGCGGCTGCCATGCGGCTACCGTAACCGGCCAAGGACATAGTACGGGCAACTCCCGCACCAGTAACCACTGCCTCCGGCAAGCCAGCAAACACGCCAGCAGCCAGGGCAAACCACGGCCCGTTAAGACCCGCCCGCCGCATGCTTTCCTTCTCGGCGTCTACCTCGAACAGGTAGCGCTCCATGTCTTTCTCGTTAGTTGCAGACAGTACATGAGCCGCCTGATCGACCGTAAGGCCCACCAGCTTTTCTTCAGGCACTTTGAAGCCTGGGGTAGGCGGGTTGCTCTCGCGGGTCAGCAGAGTCATGATGGCCGCGCTAAGCCCGGAACTCTGGAAGATTTCACGGCTAGTGTCGAGGAAGCCCGTTTCTTGGCGCTCCTTTTCGGCTGCCTGTGCGGTAGCCTGATCCTTTACTGCCTGTGCTTCAAACTCTCCCGGCGCTTGACCAGGGCCAGAAACAGACCGCAGAAACCCGATGGCGGTAGCCGCAGCTGCCGTCTTAGGCATGCCGCTACCGTCCCCCTTTCGTTCCAACTTGGCCGGCATCTTGCCGTCATCAGCCTGCAAGCCGGGCGTGTACTCCGGCACATCAGTAGCCAGCACCTTACTGGCGTAGGCTTGCGTCTCGGGGTTGTTCCAACGCTTGCGGTCTGGGCCTGCGTTGTATGCCCGCAGAGCGTCCGCGATGTTGCCTTCACGGGCCAGATCGTCCTTGATGTGTTCAGCGGACATAACCAGACTGTCGTAGAAGTTGGAGGCATCGAACTTGCGTCCGAGCTTCTTCTCCAGTAGTTGCTGCGTTGCGGGCATGATCTGGAAATCGCCCACAGCACCGGCGCGGGATGGGCCCTTATTCGTGCCCCGCCCAGACTCCACGCGCCAAATACCATCCAACACCGACGGGGGCACGCCAGCGTACTCTGCTGCTTTCTTGATGGCGTCAGCAGGGGCCAGTTTCTTGAGGTCGTCGATGTTCATAGTTTCCTTACTTGGTTGTGCCTGGAAGGTTACGCATAGCGTTCTTCCTGTTTTCCTTTATCTTCCGGTACGCCTCTGGCCGAGCTTTCTCTCGTTGCGCCAGAACTTTGGTAGCCACTACGTTGGCAATCTCGGGGACAGCCATACGCACTTCGACAGGGCGGTTGTTCTTGTCAACGCTAGTCAGTACCAGATAGTCTCCGTAGTCCACGATTAGCGGATCACGTTCCGAACCTACAGACTTCGCACGGTCTGCGATGAAGTCGGCAAGGTACTGGTCAAACTCCGTCCCTTCGGGGATGGTAACGTCTTTGCGCACACCTTGCACACGGCTGCGGAACGTCCCCTCGTTAGGGTTATTCGCCATCCAAGCGTACCCACCATAGACTTGTAGCCCCGAAGCCCGCGCGCTAGCCAACGCCAAGTCGCCTAGCTCTACCATGTTCACCGTGGCTGTGTGGGCTGCGGCAAAGGGTTCCAGCACGCGCTGCAAGTGTTCTTTCTGACTCGGGCGCAGGTCGTACTGCGCCGGGTTCCAGAAAGTCAGGTTGCTGATAGCAGCACCCAACCACGCGCTGGTTTCTTCCTTAGAGAAGGAGCGAGGTTTGGCCTTGGAGTTAACACCGAATGACGAATCGAAAGCGGCGGTAACACCCTTGCTGCCAGCCATACCGTCAGGAGCCAGCATTGAGTACCGCTTGAATCGGTCATGCAAGTCCCCGTAAACTTTGGCTGCGGCCACAGGACTACGAGAATTGATCCCGCGCCATTGCGCATACGCAACGTCAAAGGCCGGTGTCGGCTTGCCCTCAACAACACTGGCGTTGGCAACACGCACCAAAGATTCCCGAAGGCTCGGAGCAATCGTTTGATCGGACGTTCCGATATTTGCAATCATGTCAAAGCCGCGGACTGCCTCCTTAGAGGTTGGGTCAGCCAACACGCCTTTGGCTATTTCTAGCTGGAGCATGTCAACGTCATCCGAAGCGACGCCTTTGATCTGACTGGCCGCAAGCCGCGCCTTGTTCAGATTACCGGTAACAAGCAACTCCGAGATACCTGCCAACGCTACTTGGCGGGCAGCGGCCTCGTCAAGCCCGTCTGTCCGTGCTTTCGTGGTTCTGGCCAGCACATCGGCATTGTGCGCCTTAACGGCGTCGATGGCCTGTTGGGTGCGCTCCCCGTAAGACGCCACCAGTTCCGGCGGGATCAGATCGCCCTTAACACCGAACCGCAGTTTGTAGCTGGTGTTGATGGCTTCTGCTTTGGCGATAGTTTCCTCTACGCCCCAGCCTTCCTGCGGGCGCTCGGCATCGTTCTTCAACGAGTACAGCGCACCAATGTAGTCCTTACCCAGACGCACTCGATGCTGCGCTTCGTTGGCTTCCCGTACTCGGGTGTACTCCGCTTGTTGGGCGGCCGTTAGGTTCTGGACAATGCCCAGCTTCTCGAAGCTGTTGAGCGCGTGGAACTGCCCGCTTTCTGCCAAGAACTTGAAGTCTTGCAGGCGCTGGGTTTGCCAGCTTTCTAGCGGTTGTCCTTGGGCGCCTGTAGCAATGTCGGCAACTTCTGCCTCGACGGTGAGGTAGTCTTCTGTGGCCATAGTGCCACGTTGCCAGGACTCTGCTGCGGTTTGCACACGGGCAGCAGCAGATAGCACGGCTTCGGACTGCGCAGCGGCAGCGGTTTGTTGCATGAAAGCATACTGCTCCTTAACACGGGTCTTCTCGAACATCGGAAGAGAGCGCATGAACGACGATGCGATGGCTGCATCCGTAGCGGTGTGCCCGGTCATGGATGCTTGCAGGCGCTCCGAGTAGAACTTGTTAGCGTCTTCGACAGACAGCTGGCGGAGGTTGGGCATCTCACGTTCAAAGCCTGCGAACAGGTTTTGCACGTTAGCCTCTTGCTTGTATGCCCGAGCGCCGGCCACAACATCAGCTTCCCCGAAGATGCGGGAGTACCAAGGCTGGTCGGCAGCAATGTCTTCCACTGCTTCGCCAGCCATAGCGCGCTGCACGCCGGTCAGGAAGTTGCGGGTTTGGGCATCCTTGCTGTACGCTTCGCCGGTGCGGGCCAGCGTCTTAGCAATGAACTGTGCCGTGGGGCTGCCCGTTTCCGAGGGCATGAACTGCGCTGGGCGCACGGCAGGACCAAAGCCACCGAGAACCTGAGCGCGGCTGCGCCCAGGGTCACCGGCCCCGCCAATAGACGGCGCTGCGTCTACCTGCGGGACGAAGGTAGGCGTCTGCCCCAAGCCTTCAGTTGGGGCGCCGAGAGTGTTGTCTTGCTCCATCAGAGCCCTCCGAAGTTAGAGTCAACGTTGAGATTGAACTTCACCTTACCACCATAGTCGATGGCGTAGGGATTGCTTTGCTCAGTAGCCACGATACCAAAGGTGTCGCTGCCGCCGCTGCCAAGCTGCGTGTCACGGCTAAAGCCGTAGTCGGTAGGCTCCGTGTAGCTAGACGCACGTTGCCGCACTCGCAAGTCAGCGTAGTCCTGCTGAGTAACTTTGTACTGCTGCGGGGAGCCAGCGTTCTGTCCGTCGAACAAGTTAGCACCTTGGCCCATACCTTTTGCGAAGCCTCGCAGGGCGTTCTGGAAGTTGCTGTACTCTTGACGCACCAGGGCAACATCCTCGTTGTAGTCCATGTTGTCCAGAATAACGCTGCCATCAAGGGAGCGAGTCATCTGTGATGCAATGGTCTGGGCACGCAGGGCGATGCCATACGAAACATCAACCTTCTGCTGTGCTACGCCTTCCGCTACGATAGCGGCGCGCAATGCCGTGGCAGCGTTAACGTTGTCCACTACCGACCCTCGCACGCCGAGGGCACCTTGTTGGGCAAACGCCCTACCGCTTTGCTCTGCGTAGGCAACTTGATCGAACAAGCCCTTACGCGACAGCTGTTCTTGGGCCTTAATACCAGCCCGCGTGTTCTCGTCTTGTGCCTTGCCAGCAGCTTGCATGCTCTCTTGGTTGTTCACCGAAAGCATGTAGCGGGCGAGGTTGCCGCGGGCGGAAGCCAGCGCATTGCTGGCCCTCCGCACACGGTTACTTGCTGAGGCGTTGGCTTGGCGGATACGGTTTTCTGCACGGGTGTTGGCCCGTACAGCGTTGCCTTCCATGTGCTCAGACGCGGCGCCGGCAATGCCGTTCCACCAAGTCATAGGCTCTCCTTAGATGCGCTGTGCGCGGTTAAAGTATTGTCCGACATACTCGATGCCGGCCACGGTTAGTGGCAACCAACTAGCAGACGTTACGGACCACGTGTAGGAACGCGACTCCTTGCCAATAGGCACAGTAACCTGCTTGTCTCGCAGTACCACCGTGCCGATAGCATCGCCTTCCGTGATGCCGGTATGATCCACGATGTTGTTGTTCACTACCACCGTAAAGCGCTGCGTGTCTTCCACTGCCAGCAGATGCTTCGTCACCGTAAGGCGCCCCGTGGTGATGGCCTTGTCGTTCCTATCCCGGATGAAGGGGTTAGTAGGCGACACGCTGGCCGGGGACACAAAGCCTTGCCACAGCCCAGAGCTTCCGTACTGAGTAACCAGGGAGGTTAAGGACGCATCCCCGATATGCCCACCACGCAGCTGATAGCTTACCGGACGGGCATAGGCAGCGTGAGCGTCCACAGCCCCGATTGCCGAACCTGCCACCGAAGTCCAGGGACGCG